GCATCCTTGATGGCGGAGAGACCAAACTTCTTTTCGATGTTGTTTGAGAGGGTCCCAACATCCTCAGCTTCATAGAACTTCTTGAACACTTTGGTAATGAGCGTTGACTTCCCAGACCGTGCGATACCCTTGAAGAACGGAATCACCTGCCACCCATCAAGTTCCCCAATGTCGTAACACAGGCGACCACCCATAACATAGGCCCAGTTACACACCTCATCATCAAACTTCTGATACTTCAGCACAGAGTCAAAGAATGGTGTTGGGATATCCTGCCACCGCTCAAGGTGGGCAAAGTCATCAAACTGTTGGTCAAAGTACTTACACGCGATGATGGTTGGGTCCAGGCACCTAAACTCCTTACTCTCATAGGGATAGAAACAGCAGTCATAGACACCACGGTCTGGAATCCATTCTTTCCCAACAAAGACCCCATTCTTGAATGACCACACGTGACGTCGCTTGCTTATCTCTGGAAACTGGGCATCGATACACTTGGTGAGATTATCAATAACCTCCCTAAATACAGAGCCACGACTGGTAAAGTTCTTCCAGTTCACAAAGTCATCATCCTTTTGGGCGAGGGAATAGACAAACTCCTCAATCGAAAACTTTGGTTTCCAGGCGCGTGTACGATGTCCCTCAATTGTTCGAATCTCTTCACAACACTGTCCCTTGTACCTACGATACCCAGCTTTGTAGGCTTCATCCAAGGAGTACAGGAGACACTTTTGGAAGGGTGTGGAACTTTCGAGTTCTTCCTCATCCATTGTAGAGGGGTCACCAGACTTACTGAATTGGGGCAGAGCCGTCGGATTATCCACCCGCTCGAATGATGTGTAGTGACGACGGATATTTTCATACCCATCACTCAACTGCTTCAAAATATTATTGATTCGTCGGGTCACATTGATTCCATCGTCCAGCGATTCCTTTTTATGAATGCGGAGGTCCCGTGCGTGGTTTTTAAGATTAATCAGGTAGGTTCTTTGTTTTTCACGGATACCCTTGATGGCGAGAATATCAATCATATTGGGGTTTGGATTTCCAAACTCATCAAAATTCTCAGGATGGACAAATTGGCGATACCCCAACTCTCGAGCATTTCGAAAGTCGTTCGTCTTGAGTGACCACGCGTACTCAAACTTGTTGATTATATTCAGTACCTGCTCTTCTTTCATCGATTGGATGTGTTGTTTCTGAAGTTCCGCGAGTGCTTCATACTTGTCTGGTTCCTTATCGATGAAATGAGTGTGCTCCATTTCTATATTTAATGACTAACGATTTTTGTTTCTAAGCTTATTTTGGGGGTTGCATTTTGGACAACATCTTTATTAATATCTTGTTCTGTGTTTCCATTTGATAACACAGGTTAACTAGGGCTGAGCACACGGTATCACCGTCTGGAGTTGCTAGGAGAGAGCTCATAAGTCCAACGATGTCCATACCCTCCTCGTCCTCATCTTCATCAAAAAAATCATCTTCATCCTCATCTTCGGTCATATCCTCAACATCAGATACAATCTCACCCTCCTCGATTTCAATTTCTTCTTCTTCTTCCTCAGGCTGTGACGACATTTAACCTATACTGAGAAAAATTGGTTGTGTAAATTTCGCACAGCGCGATTTCACCCAGAAAAAAAATCTCTGTCTATAGTACAACAACTCTCACAATGGCCGGTGGTCTCATGCAACTCGTCGCCTATGGCGCCCAAGACGTCTACTTGACCGGTAACCCAAAGGTTACCTTCTTCCAAGCTGTGTACAAGCGACACACGAACTTCGCGATGGAAAACATCGAACAAACCGTTAACGGTACCGCGGCCAACTCAGGCCGTGTGTCCGTGACCGTTGCGCGCAACGGTGATTTGGTCGGTGACATGTACATCGAACTCAAGTCTTTGACTTCCAACACGGTCACCAGTGAAGCCACTGATGACTGCAACTGGGTCGCCGAGCGTGCGATCAACAACGTTGAACTCTCCATCGGTGGTCAACGCATCGACAAGCACTACCAAAAGTGGTGGAGATTGTACGATAACTTGTACCACGATGAAGCCAAGAAGGCGTCGTACGCCAAGATGACCACCGCGGTCGCTGACGAAAAGGTGTACTTGCCTTTGATCTTCTTCTTCAACCGTAACCCAGGTTTGTACTTGCCTTTGATTGCCCTTCAATACCACGAAGTCCGCATCGACGTCGACTTGGCCTCCAACTTCTCCACCTACTGTAACACCGACACCTTCAAGGTGTGGGCCAACTACATCTACTTGGACACCGAAGAGCGCCGTCGCTTCGCGCAAAAGGGTCACGAATACCTCATCGAGCAAGTGCAACACACTGGCTCTGACACCGTGACTGCCTCTGCCACCAAGCAAGTCCGTTTGTCTTACAACCACCCAGTGAAGGAGCTTGTGTGGTGCTTCTCCAACACCGCGGCGAAGTCTTCCTTGTGGAACTTCACGACCGCGAGCACTGATGCGGGTATCGTCCTCGAGTCCAACGCTCGCGCGATCTCCGAATCCAACTGCTACGTCCCAATCACCCAAGGTTCGGGTGTCCCACTCCTCGCGGTTGGTGATGCTGGTTCCGCGTCTACCTTCACCGAAGAAGCCGTTGGTCCATTGTCCACCTTCAAGTTGGTCCTCAACGGTCAAGACCGATTCAAGGAGCAAGCGGGTAAGTACTTCAACCAAGTGCAAGCCTACAACCACCACACTGGCTGCCCATACCCAGGTGTGTACTCGTACTCGTTCGCCCTCAAGCCAGAAGAGCACCAACCAACTGGTACGTGCAACTTCTCCCGTATCGACAACGCGCAAGTCGCGGTCACTATGGGTGCGGCCAACGATGCGACCACCATGCACATGTTCGCGACCAACTACAACGTCCTCCGCATCCAAAGCGGTATGGGCGGTTTGGCCTTCTCTAACTAAGCTAATTATAGCTTAAGTATGTAACTCGTTCTCGTATTTAAAACACAAAAATTAACATAATTCAAATATGTTAAGTTTTGTTTAGCGTTCTCAAATTAGAAATAATCTCGGTATAATCTAAATGGACGGTGCTAAGATACTACTTCTTGCATGTGTACTCTCATCGTGCGTTTCTAGCTCCCAGTCGGTTGTTTGTAAAGCAACACCAGGAAAAACGTGTACTAATGTACATGGAAGTTTAACGAGTTTAATTTGTTGCGTGGCAATTTTGATGGTTCTCTTTGGCAAGAAATAAAATCTAATAACTTGGTATCGCGATTTCAAGAAATAAATAAAATGTCGCGTCATAATATAAAAATGGGTCTCACTGTGACAGAAACAATCGAATTAGGTGTTGGTCTTAGTGTAGACTCGTATTACATCTCTCTCAATGAAAATGACATTCGCATTCAGCGTAGACAGGAGCGCAGACATGTGTACACTGAGGAGGGTGGACACCAGGAAGTCTTAGAGGAACCAAAGTTCCTTGTCGAAGCTGGTTTCACGTCGTGGATCTCAAAGGCGGCGAAGGATGCTGGTAATGGTTCGATTGGACGCAGGAGCGTCTCTTTGGTATTGGATGCCGCTCCAACCGAGAATATTTACGAACTTGTGTACAACAAGTTAAAAGAAGGACTCACTAATTATGTAGATGCATAACGTGTACACAGACGGAAGTTGTTTGGGAAATCCAGGTCCAGGTGGTTGGGCCGTATTTGGTGCTGGCATTAATATGTCGGGAGGGCAAGATGGAACAACAAACAACATTATGGAAATGACCGCCGTTGTCCAGGCACTTCAACAGTGTCTCGCACGCAACATTCTTGAGATACACCTGTTTACAGACAGTACATATGTCAAGAATGGAATAACTTCATGGATTAAGAATTGGAAGAGGAATGGGTGGCGCACCGCTGCTGGCACACCTGTAAAGAATAAGGAGTTGTGGATCCAAATAGACACGCTCACCCAAAAGATGACCTCTGTGGAGTGGAAGTGGGTCAAGGCACACAATGGACATCCACAAAATGAACTCGTGGATACACTGGCACACCGAGAGGCCACTGAGATTAAAAATAGTCGCGTAAAATAATGGAGCCCCACCCGTGGTGTGAGAAGCAGGAGAAGCTCCTCAAATCGTGGGCCGAGAGAGCCGCGGGATATCGCTGGCTTCATAATCACGCACGCCTCCACTTCAAAAAACAGAATGATTACCTGTCATACCCGAGTATAATCATCGCGAGTATCACAGGTGTTGGTGGTTTCGCAGTTCTCAATCCAAGTGGGAATGATAGTGTTTCATCGGAAACTCGCGCTAAAATTATGATTGTGCAGTACTTTTTTGCGTTCCTCAATGTTTTGGGTGGTATCCTCACATCTATAGGTAAGTTTAGTCAAAGTTTGAGTCTCTCAGAATCACACTCTGCGATGTGTGTCCAGTACTCCAAGTACTATAGAAATATAGATATGGAATTGTCCCTTGATGAGAATGACCGCACTGAGGTTGTTGATTTTGTGAAGAAGTGTCGCGAAGAGTATGATAGACTTCTTGATGAAGCCCCGGATATCCCAGCAATATCTATAGAGGCGTTCAATTTGGAGTTCCCCGATAAAGTGAATAAACCTGATGTGTGTAATGGTCTAAGTATCATTATATGTGATGAGACCGCGTCACAACTCGCATCAAAACGAGTTGTGATGAGGTGGTTAGGGGCGTTCAAGGGCGTCACCCGCAAAAGTAGAGATATA